GCCGCCTGCTGAGCCTGACCCATAATATGCTGAGCATACTGCTGTGGACTAACGCCGATTGACTGCAGGATACGGGCAATTCCATTTACGGGGTCGGTCTTGAGCTGCTGGTCGATAGCAACGTAGTTAGCCAGAGCACCCTTGACGGTCGTGCCTGCGGCCTTAGCCATATCCTCGAACTCACGCAGCTCCTTGCGGAACTCATGGCTCTCACGGTGTTCGGCAATACCCTTTTCGTATTCCGCTTCCATGCGGCGAACTTCGCCACGAATATCGGGGTTGGCATCTGCCCATGCCTCTTTGGCGCGTGGCAGAAACCGGGCAGGCGGCTTGTCAATGTCACGATCCTCAGACGACCGCTTTTCTTCACCATCCTGCCCGGTTCCGTCTTCCTCTGTCTTTGCAGCAGAGGGTTCATTGATTTCTGGTTCGGCCTTAGCCTCAGCGGGCGCGGCAACTTCGGTCTTGGCAAACTTGCCATTCTCGGCGCGCGCCTTTGGTTCAGCCTTGGCTTCTTCCTTATCGTCGCGGTCATTGCCGATCTTGGTGCCTTCCTTGGCCTCAATATCAGCAGCAGCCTTTTCCAGGGCTTCGCGGCTAGTCATTGGCTTGGCTTCGACAGAAGGCTTTGGCTCTGGAGCGTCTGGCGTGTAGCTAAGGCTCTGGGGATCGGCCCCACTATCGATTGCGAGAGAGTTGTTTTCGTCGGTCATTTGATAAATCCTGTCTGAGGGGATCGGTTGGTTTAGGAGATGTGGTCGAACTCACCGCGCGAGACTGCGGCTTCGGCTTTGCTCACAGCCAGGGCAATGTCTGCCTTGTCTGCAGTCTGCGGCTTATGGCTTGGAGTGAGGTACTGGGTATCGTTCCCCACCTCTACAAACTCCTTGCCACGGGGATTATTGGACGCCTTATAGCTTTCGCGCATAGCGGCCTTGCTGGTGTACATCTTGCCATCTGCCATGGATCGCAGAGGCTCTGTCTCATCGTTCCGCATGATCTGGGGCAGGCATACCGGCGCATCCCGATTGAACGGCTCGATCAGGCCAGTATCATGGTTCAAGAATCCAGTTGGGGTAGGTGTATACTTGGTCAAATCAACCTCACTGCGATAGGCGCAAACTTGGCTAGGAGGATCGCCCCGGCGAGTACGGTGGCCCTTGTTCCAATCCAAAATCCAATGCGCATTAGCTTCTGTCCGTCTGAGAGACTTTGGGCCATGATTCCTTTTATCCTAGTGCTTGGTCGGTTGCAGATGTAATGGTCGCGGCAGTTCCCTGTGTTCTTCGTAGTGCCCAGAACCACCCCACCGGCACCCATGCCGATTCTGCATGTAGAATGGCCCAAGTCGGACCTCACCATCAGACTTGCCGCTAATCCCCATTGTGCCGCCATCCGGAACACTGCAGGTCAGCAGAACACGCGCCACGGAAATCCATGTGCGGGCCTCTGCCGGGATGATGACATGATCGCCTGCGCCGGTAATGTTGACTGAGACCGACTCCATGGCCTAGCCCCACTTTCCAGGGATTGGATTTCCGCCCACCAAGTCCCAAGCGTTCGTGCTGGCGTTCCACAGGAAAATATAGGTCATTGTGGAGCTGACGACTGTAGTGGCTGGGAGATCGCTGCTATAGCGCGAGTAGACCGCGTTCCATGTCAGGGCGCGGGTTGTGCCGTTATCACGAAGGCGAATGATAAGTTGCTGCCCATCGGTTGGCGTACCGCTTGGAGCCGCGATAGACAAAGCTGCTGCCTGAGCCGTAACCGAGACGATATCGAAGCTATCGCTATTTGGCGTTAGAGTGGCCGTAGTGGCGATTGTCGAGGCGCGGGGAGTAATGCGCTTATTGGTCAGCGTCTGAACTGCAGCTGGCTGAACAGCAGTATCAGCAAGTCCGCCCTGAGCTGCCGTAGCAAAATCAGTAACGTTAGCCGTGGCCGCTGACCCAAGACCAGTGATGGTGCTAACGTCCTGCGTACCAGTCTGATTGGCGCGCGCAAAGGCATCCGCCTCAATCCCTTGAGGATCGTACACAACCTTGGTCATGTCGCCAGCGCCAGCTGCTACCCATGCAACATCGAAGTTAGCAGGGCCTACTTTGGCTAGAACTTCATTGGTGTTACCGCCAACAGGCAGACCCTGTTCGCTCGTCACCAGATCATTTCTAATCGTCAGATCGCGAGACATGACGCCAGAAGTCCCGCCGTCTGGCAGGCTGGCTACAAAGTCCCGGAGAGTACGAGTTGGTACGTCAACCATTCCATTCACCTATGAGATAGTTGCCGTCATCATCGGTTAGATACACACCGTCATCGTCGGTTAGGAACTGCCAGCCCAAGGGTGGCTCTGGAAGGCCATCACCGAGAACACCAGGATACGCGATTACAATGCTGAGACTGGAAACTCTAGGCATTGTTCGGCCCCTTTGGTTTCAATGCTGCCTGCTGCCTTGCAGCTTCACGGTCAACGGCCTGCTGGTCCAGCTTGGCGTATTCCAGAGCCGTCTTCGTCGCCAGTTCATCGCGGCGGAACTGTTCATCGGCTACGAATCGGGCGTCCTCATTCATCTGTCGCTGCGCCTCTAGTGCGGCTTCAGCCTCAAGGGTCATGGAGGTAGTCTGCGTATCAGCGGCAAGCTGGGCTTCTTCACGGGTAACAGCCACCTGCGCATCAAGCTCCTTGGCCCGCGCGTTAGCTTCACCCTTGATCTGCTCTTTGATCGCCTCAGTCTGCGGCTTCTTCTGCATTTCGGCGGCGCGCAGCTGCAGTTCCTGTTCCTTCAGGCCAATCTCTGCCCTCTTGAACTCACCGTCCTGCTGAAGCTTCTGACCTTCAATGCCGATCATGGCTTCCTTGTACTTTGCCTCTGCAGCGTTCTTTTCCGCATCGGGATTAGGCTGCTGTGGCATGTTCTCCAGGCTTTCGACCCATTCGTCCACTAGACCCTGAAGCTCACGGCCTGCGCGATATGGACCAAGCTGGAACTTGATCAGTCCACCAGCCAGCTTAGCACCTGCAGGACCACTCATCGCCAACGGAGCAAGGGCTTGGGATGCGGTAACGAAAACCTGCATGAACTCGTTACGGCTTTCCTTCTCCGCCTGCTCATCAGGGTAGATGGTACTATCCGTCTCGATATCGAACACGAATGGCAACAGCTTCTCATCATCCAGAAGCTCTTTAACCTGCTCCGTGGTGACGGTCTGGCTTAGCTTGGCAATCTGCGGCTGATACTTGCCGATGATCTGCTGTTGAGCCTGCTGGAACTGCTGCGCGGCGGCTTGCGGATCAGCATCTTCGGAATTCTGCAGCGCCTCCTGAGCCTGCGTTGCCAAGCCCTCAAGCTCTTCACGCGCGGCCTTCTCAAGCTCCTTGATCTGCTTCCTGATCTCAGCAGCCGTGGGCAACTCCATCTGGCTCATGTCCAGCATGGTATCGAAGTTAAATTCCTCTGCCATGATCTCGACCATGATGCAGACGGTATCGCGCGCAATGCGGATCAGCTCGTTAACCCGGTCGCGAATACGAACAGAGCCGAACTGGGCCTTGAGGGTCTGAGCCTTGGCGGTCTCTGCAGCCTCAGTGTCACCGCGCATAATGTCGGCAATACCAAACAGCTCCTGGACGTTACCGATGATCTCACGGCGCGCTTCCACAGCTGACAGGATAGCCTGTGCCACCATGTCAATCGGGAGCCATTCGACCTTGGCCCCATCGGACAGGCTCATAGCCGGTACAGGGATCATCATATAGCTGGCGTCGTCAGACCGGAGCGCCATTTCGATAGCGTCCCCGACTTCCGTACCAGCCGGGATAATCCCCTTGACCACAAGCTTTTCACAGAGGTCATGGATGCGGGCTGTCAGGCTGTTGATGGTCTCAAGCTGATCTTCGATATATGAGATATCGGGAACCGGGATCAGAGAGGCGCGCTGCATCGTTCCATAGGCTGGACGCGGGCAGGGGAAGAATCCCTTGAGCTTCAGATGGGGTTCGCCGCTGTCGAGGTAGTCAGCGCAGCCCTCTGAGACCCAATAGACCTTGCCTTCGTCCTTATCCCATACCTCATAGAATGGCGCGGTATCCTCGATACTCACCCATGTACTATCGTCAAACCGATCGCGATGCGTTCCCCAATTGGCATTGAGGTACATATCACCGGAATATTCGCTGAATCGTTCCCGCGCTTCCTCATGGCTCAGCCAAGCCTTGCGCCAGACCTTGCCAACCTCTGCCCACTTACGGGCTGCAGAGTGACCGAAGTCCTTACGGTCCAGATGCTCGATGCAGACCTTCTGGCCCTTGTCGTCATCCTCGAATGTCAGCCAGATAACGCCGCGCGCGTTGATAACCAGATCATCACGAACGCCGAGCATGACCTGATCAATGTCGCTCTCATCAAAACCAGCAATAGCGCACCGTTCCAGCAATTCGCTGGTGATGCGCTTGACGGCTTTGCGATCCTGGAACTTCGGGGTAACGACTGGAACAGGAGGGCGGCTGTAGATCGACGGCTTGATAACCTCAACAGATGCCCAGAACAGGTTGTACTCACGATCAAGGAAACGATCCCCGATCATGTCTAGGCCGGATAGGCTCTGGAGACTGGAGTATAGCTTGTCGATACGGTCACACTTGGTCTGCCAGCGTTCCATCCGTGTTTCGGAGTCGCTGATAACCTCAAGAATGCGCTGGGCGGAACGATCCTCGCCAACGCCGATGTTATCGTACTGTACGTATCCCTCAGCCATGGATTAGGCCGATCATGCAATAACTGCAGCGGTCGGAAGGCTGGTCGAAACCACGGTATTACCCTGCGAAGTACCCGACACGCGGACCGTGATAGTCTTGCCAATGTCGCCAGTGACCGGAACATAGGTCGTGTTGATCGCCGCCGCGATGATAACGCCGTTAGCGTACCACTGACGGGTAAATGTCGGGGAGCCGGTCCAAGTGCCGTTTGTGGCTGTAAGGGTCTGGCCAACCTGCGCCGTCCCGGTAATGGTCGGCAGGACAGTATTGCGTGGGCCGACGATGAATGGTGCAATCTTGAGCGCAAGGACGCTATCCATCGATAGCTCAGTTGCAATACGTTTGGTAAATGTGCCCGAGGTGATGGAGCCAGCCACGTAATCGGCCAGCTTAGGGATCATCCCCAGCGCTTGGAGGCGGCGGGTATTACCGCGTGAGGCTAGAAACTGACGCTGCAGCTCAAGCGCGGTTCCAGTGTCAACGCCGTATGCTTGGAGCTTCTGAGCCGTGCTTAGAGGCATGATTGTGATCCTGTCGCGCAACGATGATGCGACACTATCATGCGTTCCGTTAACAATCAACGGGCCAAAGAAAAACCCACCAACCGTTTCCAGTCAGTGGGCTAATGCGCATCGGATAGTAATGTCAGCGCCCTAGAGCGAGAACCTCGGCCCGAGTCATCCACCAATCCTCATACCCGCTATAATGAACCTTACGAGGGATTTGGTAATGAGCTACAACTTCCTGTAGCGGCATCCACTTATCCTCAATGCGGATGAACTGCTTGCCGTCTGGATGAGTGGTAATCTCGTATTCCTTGGGACTATGCTCCATTGCGCAACCCCTTGGCCAGTGCGGACAGTACGGCAGCGGCAGCGTCGAGTTCGTCGGCTGAGTAGTAAATCTTACCCACGAACGAAACGCATATGTCACCGTTGGTCGGCTCCCCACACTGGATGACGCCATAAACACCCGGCACGATACGGGTCTTGGTGACAGTCTCGGTCACAACGGGTCCGGTTGGGGCGGCACTGACCAACTCGTATTCATCAGAGTGACGGTAACGAATGTCCCCCGCTGAGTCATAGTGCCGGAAGAACCCCCCGTCACAAGTCTCCTTTACGGTCGCCTCTAGCCCCTTCGGCAAGTCGAGGTCATCAATTCCACTAACCCGTCGAACCTTATCGCCTACTTTGAACAGGGAGGTCATTTGGCTTCTCCCTTCGCCCGCTGCTTTGCGCCAATGTGGGGGACGTACTTGTTGGGCTGGGGAGGAACGCGCATTCCTAGTCCATATGGAGCAATCCGATTGTATGCCAAAGCAGATCGACGTGCCTCCATATCTCGGAAATAGTCTGGGTTCAGTCCTGGGTGGTTCTTCAGATCAACGGCCATGTTAGCCTCCTTGTTAATGTTTGAGGGCCTTGCACCCTCTTGCCTCCCTAGAGGTGTCATCGGTCGCTTGTTCCCGCACGGAACGCCCTTCACGGAGGCACAAATAGAATAGCCCCAAGACCGGGTTAGGATCAAGGGGCTATTGTTCTAGATGGTCGAAACGGTCCGGGACCTTCCCCCGTCTGCTCATTTGGTAGCAAGGCCTGATGGCACTCGACCGTTTCGATGGGTATTGAGGCGGGCCAGCCCGAAAAACAACTGGCGTCCCTAGTGGGCTAAAGCGCGATTGCCGCCGCCTCAAACTTTATTTCACCTACTTCTTACCATCATCCTTGGATGGCTGTCTATGGGCTATGGACTTAGGCCGTCCACGATTAATGGAACGCCTAGTGCGGAGATAATGATGGGAGTCCCGTAACCATTGGTTGAGACGGTGGCCAAAGGCGCGTTGACCGTAACCGGCTTGACCGGAATGCCCTTGCCGTTGGTAGAGATTACAACCGGAAAGCCTTTAACCATCGGAGCGCCCTGCTTTTGTGTGGTGAGAACCTAACCCGATATGGCATAAAAAGAAAGCCCCTGCCGGTTAGGGCAGAGGCCTAGCCCTTGATTGCCAGTGGGCCAACCTGTTTGCATTGGAGCGGATCGTGAGACTTGAACTCACCTCAAGAGCTTGGAAGGCTCTACTCGTCCCTGACGGACCCGCGTTGTCTACTTCTTAGCAGCAATTCCACCCTTACGTCCGTCACCGTCATGATCGAGAGGATCACGGGCCGTAGCCGCCTCACCCTGACGAACCGAACTGTCATCATCGCCCTTTGCGCGTTCACGCACCATGGCGTTCTGACGTTCAACGGCTGTCGGCATATCCAGTGGATCGGTGACGTTATTGTCTGCAGCCCACTGTTCAAGGATACTGCTCTTGAGACCTGGATTGATGTTCTCAGGAATGGTGTTCATGTCACCCTCGACAAACCCCACGCTTTTGAGGTCGTCCAGTTCCTGATCGGTTAGCTTCTGTGACTTGGCCAAGATAGCCTCCTATGGTTGATGGTGTCTAAACGCAGGGACGGGATTGTAGTTGCTTTATTCGATTTCGGTCATAGCCTTGAACACGTTTCCGAAAGCCTTAATCACATCCGTATCCTGCTTGGGAGTTGCCTTGAACGCAGCCATGAGCAACTTTGAAGCGGCGATGCGTTGCAGATCAAGCGTCATTGACCCCAGGTGCTCTTTCGTCGTTTTATTCTGTCGGTCATCTATCCATGACTGCCGGTCACTCTCTACACCACCATGCGCGATATGGAATTTGACTGGAAACTCATCATCATCCTTCATCACTTATACCCCTCGATCATGTCGTTGCTGGTCAGCCCCGCACTAAGATACGTCCTTAGCCGGTCCTCTGCATTCGCGAACGATACGTTGTCTTCGTCAGCTCCAGGCAACCCACGGGTTCGCATTTCTTCTACAATCTCGTTTATCACGAGCTTCCTCATCTTCTTGATTTCCTCGTACTTGTACCCCATCACTTCATCCCCAAGTTCTTGCCAAACACACCCTCTGCATGGCTCAGCAGCAGAAGCCCCAGCTTAGGAGAGTGATCCATAAGCGCCGCAATGGCGATGGTCACAACCTTCTCCAGTTCATCGGCTCGCTGCGTTACCCGCTCTATCGCCTCATACTCATTCTTCAGGCTTTTTCGGACCTGATCCTCAATCTCTGCATAGGTGCTTGAGTTGTAAACCATTCTATCGTCTCCCTCGTCTGATCTCTAGCTGTGGTGGGGTGATGAGCATTTCCTCGCCTTCCTCTGGCTCTGGAATAGGATCGGGAAGCTTTCTCCCCGTCATCATCCTGTCAAGAATCTGGCCCACCAATCCAAGGGCGTCACAGTTGTGGGTCAGGATGCCGTTTGCGTAGAACATCGGACAACCCTCAACCTTGAGATTGTAAACCGGCAAGCGTTCGTTTCTTTTCCTGATATCGGTGACGCTGAGCGCAGGCGCGAGAGCAGAAGCGCCCACGTGTAGGGAAGTGAGTTGAGAACTCCCCACCGCAACACTCGCAAGACTTGGGAACAGGCTTTCTGTCAGCCCATGATTGGGCGGCAAGCTCCTTGTGCCATTCGCGGCCAACATCGGACTTGTGCCATGCTGAAGCCTTTGAACGTATTGCGTCAAGGTGATGCCTTTGCGCTTCAAGCTTCTCTTCAGTGTACGGGTGGCGACGGCGATGTTCCAATGGTGTAAGGCACTCGAAATTATCGAGCGTGTTATTGTTCCAATCTTCGTCTTTGTGGTGAATTTCATTACCTTCAGGTATAGGCCCAAAAGTGTCCTCCCACATGTGGCGATGGAGAAAGCCTCGCCGTGGTTCTGTGGCATGGAAATATCGCTGATGATGCCTGTGTTTGCTATCTGGGTATCTACGGTATCGATTGCCGCTATACTCGACAACTTCAGCCTTTGACGATCCTCGCTGCATAGGTGCTCTCCCTTTAAGGCGACTGCATCCATAATACACAAAGCATCGACGTTTACAAACCCCTTTCCCCGAACAAACACAGGGTGGTTTCCAGTCGCGGTAATGGTGCGCCCGTCGCTGAACGTCACGTCATAAACTTCGGCAGACATGCTAGTCATGCTCGATGCAGCAACTCGCTTTGGCCCGTCAGGAGTAATCACGTAGTTCCCATGGACAACATCCATGATAGGGCGCTTACCATGGATGGTATCTACCATGGTAGTGCCAATCAGGCATTGATCGTCATGCACACCCACCGGAAAGCTCATCATCTCACTAATCAGCTCTGATTTAAAGGGTGCATCCTTGTGAAGGTAAAGACCCAGGCTGGCAATGCGGCCTCGGAAGCTCTGCGCACGAACGGCCTTATCGCCCCGCGTTGGGAACTGCTCACGGGCAACATAGGCCTCACGCTCAATCATGCTACGCACCAGGAATGGACCAACCGAGCCTTTGATCTGCCCCTGCTCCTCAGCCCATCCCATTGGCGACCACTTCTTCACCAGATCACAGAATGCCTCAACCCACTTGTCAGAGCTGGCCTGCTGCCTCCATAGGTCCATGAGATAGATACGGTTCTGAGGATCAATGCCTACGACAGCATGGACCGTGTAGTCTCCACCTCCCTGCGTTACCGCGTAGTCCGATCCACCATAGACGCGCAGAGTTTCACGCGGCGGCATATGCTCAACCTCGTGTATCCATTCACGCTTGAAATAGTCTCCTGTCTCAGGGCTAGGGCGCTGTTGATATAGAGCAGACCAGTCACGAGGGGGTAGAGCGCGTTTGATCCTCTCCAATGACTCTAGATCGTATTGATCGGGCCAAAGGGCTTCCCCAGCGTCGGAGATTGCGGGAAGGTTAAGAACCACCCAATTCTCGTGCTCATGCTCATCCTGGAGCCAGCCAGCCAGATCATCTTCGTGCCAGCGGGTTTGGATAACCACTATGCGCCCACCGGGCATAAGGCGGGTGTAGGCTGTTGAGGTGTACCAGTCCTTGGTCTTCTTGCGGATTACCTCGCTTTCCGCGTCTTCTCTGTTCTTGACTGGATCATCGATGAGTAGGAGGTGTGCCCCACGGCCCGTAAGTGGACCGCCCACGCCGACTGCGAAATAGGCACCATTCTGTCCGGTAGAGAACGAGTCCAGCGGTTGGGTAACGTGAAAGCGCCGCGACGAAGTGCTGTCGCTCTTAAGGCCAACGCCGGGGAATATAGCGCCGTATGATGGGTCAGCAATCTGGTTACGCACCTTACGGCCAAAATCATCAGCAAGCTCCTGTGCATATGTGGCGGCGACAACGTAGTGATCTGGATTCCGACCAAGATACCAAGCCGGGAAATACTCACTGGCCAGCATGCTCTTGCCGTGCCTTGGTGGCATCGTGATCATGAGGCGCGTGATCTCGCCGCGCTCTACCATCTCTAGGTGCTTGGCGATGAGCAGGTGATGACGGCTTAGACGATATCCAGGCCACTGATACGCACAGTAGCTCACCAGCCGTGAGAAGGCGTAATCCTCTGCTGTGAGAGCAATGGCTGTCATTTAGCAGCTAGCTTTGTTCATCGAAAGTCCTTTACAATCACAGCGCCCATGATGTTTAGGTGTCCGCCAAATCTAGCCGCTTCTCCCTTTGGATCAGATACAGCCCGATCATCCTTCATCATCTCAAACGCTAAGTGGTCAAAGGACTTCTTGTCCAAGTTGATGCGAATATGTACATGAGGCGCGCTGCGCTGCATGATTCTAACAGCTTCGGCGAAATCATTAAGCATCTGCCCCATTCGTCCTCTCCTTCATCCTTGCTCTGCGGTTACGCTCGTACATAGCCTTAGCGGCCTTACGGTCTGGATGGATACGAGGACGGCCACGGGGTTTAGCGACAGCGGCGGGAATCGAACCCGAACCTTCCACCAAAGTGGATGCACTTCCTTTATATGCGACACTGTCATTAGTATCGACGGGCAGGGCGCGACTCCTGCTGCTCACCACGACCGGACCCGTCACCTGTGAGCGTTCCGCCGTTCCTGATCGTTGCACTTCTGCTTTCAGTGCTGCCGTCGATTTCTTAGCGGCCCTGCATGGATCAGTACGATAGTGCAGGAAGCCGCAATCTTCGCATTTGTTCATATTGTCCATTATGCCCATGCGTGGACATAAGTCAACAGGCCGTGGACATTAATTCAGCTTGGCCCTGCGTTCTTCCTCTTGCGCCAGGATAGCTGCGGAAACAGCCGCATCACGCTGTTCCTTGGACGATCCATCCCCAATATCGCCTGAATGTTCCATCGTTACTGCACTAAGGTCTGGCAACACCTTGTTAAGCAACGCCTTTGCCGCATTAACCTGTGTGGCATCGAGTAATGGAGTGGTAGCCATTACGTGGTCATAGAGGCGGATGATCAGGTTGGCTGCCTGGATACGATCCCGCGTCTCTTGGTTATGCCTGAACCCCGGCTTACGTCCTGCCATTCTCTACTCACTCAACCTTTGATTAACCATTAGCTTTGGATGGTATACTATCTAGGTTTACCGGTCCACCTGAGTACCAATTATCGAGGACTCCAGGATAACGGGCCTCGAAATGGCTCACGGGCATCAAAATGTATTGCCCATCTGAAATAATTCTTACCATACCCCCCTCAAGCTTTTCAGCAATATAGTCTTTCGGCCATAATCTTACCCATCCGTCTGGGGCTTCCATTCCTCTATTCCTTGATGTTGGGTAGGTTATTTGGCTTTGGAATGGGATAGAGCGAAATCGGCAGTTTCGATCTCACGTAAATAGGCGCGGCGAAATCGCTCAAACTGCCATTCTGCGTTCTCTAGCTTGATGTTAGGGTCACGCATGGCGGCAAGCAACTTCTCCTGAACCTCTTTGCGCCACACATATGCAGCGTTAGCAATCTCTTGCGCTTCTGACGGCTGGTCTTCGCTCATATCTAACTCCCCTTGATGTTGTTATGTTCTTTAGCTTTTGAACGGTAAGCCTCTACGCCACCACGTTTAAATCCTATCTGCTCAAACCATTCGACTACTGGATGACCGCCCTTTGGCTCTGGCGCAGCCCCTAGGGCCTTGAATTGGTTGGAACATGGGATTGTACCAGGGATTATCTCCTCCAGCGCCTCATACCCCTCTGTATGATCCTCGTTCCAGAACTGCTCTCCTTTGGATATGTACGGTTCCATCTTACTCTCCTTCATTGGGCTGTTTGTCGGGATATCCATCAACTACGCTCAGCCACTCCCCTGGAGCGAAACTCGATTCTGGGTATCCAAGGTAGTTGAAGAAAATCAAATGACCATCCACCACATCGAACGGGTGATCGACACCGGCCATAACAACTACTAACTTACGCTCTTTCGTCTCAACCTGCATTAGCTTCATAGTTTTGCCCACTCTATCCTCCTTCATTGGTTATACCGTATCTCTGTTACGAATGGTGTTTATGCACTCACCCACGGCAAAACGCTCTGTAAATGATCCGCTTGGCTGATCTACGGAATACCCCGGCGATAAGAAATCAGCCTTCAGAGACTCCAATTCAGCTATGATGGAGGCCCGCTCCTCTGCCTTAGCTGCCATGATAGCCGTTGAGACGGCTTCTGGGGATAGATACTCAACCCCGTTTACGATTACTTTGTCCCCAGCCTTGGCACCATAGCCTTCAAAGCCAACCAAGGTGTTTATCTCATCCCACTCTGGCTTGGTCATTCCTTCACCTTATGGGCTTTGGAGATTAGGTCCTGTGTTCTATTCCATGTTTCCCAGTACTTATCGTTTTGCCCTCGAATCAGTTTGGACGGTCCGCGACCAGCCGTATGATACACCAGACATTCTCCCATCTCCTCAATGATCCCGTTAAGGCGCTCAATCTCGTCTGCTGCCTCGTATAGAATATCGCAGTGGATTTCATACCGAGGGGTGCTCTCCGAGACAATCATTTCGCCCGTAAAATCCTTGCATGGCTCTCGCAGTCGCTCTACCAGTTCCTTGCTCATCTCATTCTCCTTGGTTTAGTTGGTCTGGAACAGCATCATGCCACTGCTTTCGGCTGATTATGCAACCGGCCATAACCATATCTTCCCGACCCCAAATATGGACCATAGCCCACTTTACTCTATGCCAGAAACTACCGTTCCTGGATGCAACTATATCAACAGTGACCTCATCTGGCATATCTGGGTCCAGACCAACACGGACGAAATGCTCAGCGCAAAAACATCGGCACGGAATATAATTCAGCGTCGGCTCCCACTTGCTCATCTGCATTTCTCCATCACATAGTTTATAGCACCGCATAGTGCTAATGCCCATATTGTTAGGGTTAAAGCCATTATGGGGCTTAGGAATAATAGGCTTGGAATGCTCCAGGATAGAACTACTAACTCAGCTGGTGATATCCTCATTCTATGTGGCCTAACACTTCACCGTTTAGGTCTTTCTGTATACGCTTTCCATCTAGAGAAACCGTGTAACGGTCCCCGGCATAGTAGCCGCCGTACCACGCCATAATTGCAGGAACAGAATCCAGGGAAACATGAACCGCTGATACCTTCGGCGTTGCGTCGGAGTTTACGAACATCAACTCGTGAAAGCCCTTCTTCATCTCTCCCATTGTCTATACCTCTGCTTTGGATGGAACGTAGGAAACGACGCGCTTTAGCCCTAGGGCCTTTAGAATCTTCTCTCCAGGCTCCCTACGCCCCTGGATTACGTCGCTGACGTATGCAGGGCTGATACCGTTAGACTTAGCCCACGCAGCTTGCGTAGGCTTTGCTTTAGATCGAATGATCGCTCGAACATCCATATCAGTGCGCCCAATACTCATGATCAACTACCTTTGCCGTCCATCCATCTACGATCGACTTATCCTTTACAGAGGTCTTCCGGCCCTTAGTGCATGCGCGGGCAATAGCTACGGAACGGCTTGTAGCAAACCAAGAACCCATATTCGTCCCCTTTGCACTGCAAACTTCGTAAAGATTTGTCATTCAAAGTCTCCTCGTTTCGATAACCAACCATACCACCCGCACAAACCATGTCAACGCTTATTTTCGTATTGACTTGATAATTCTCATGTGGTCATATGTACCCATCAGAAGGAGAAATGAGATGGAATATAGAGATGAGGATTTTGGTGATGTTGGTTCAGTCACCTACCTACTCTTGCAGAACATGCGCAAGGCACGGAGCCGCAAGGAACACGTTAACCTGGATCGTGATTGGGCTCAGTGGATGAAGGATCGCCAGTCCGGTGGCCCTGAATACGAACGTACTCAGTCTATTGCTGATGCTTATTGGAACCGTAAGGGATAATTGTCATGGAGAATGAAAATGAGCCGCGTTGACTACTGGTGTCATCACCACCCTGTACGGGTATGTGTTATCTTCATTGTTGTGTGTCTTGTACCAGCTTGGTTTATGGGAGGTTAAGATGGGCTTTGGATGGGCTAAAGTAGGGGCCAAGGTAGTCTGTATCAAGAAAGGACGGTGGACTTCCTCTCAAGACGGAGAGGATACACCCAAATATGGCGAAATATACACCATAAGGAACATGGTTCATTACGACACTGAAACCTATCTCCGATTTAACGAGTTGGTAAATCCAAAGATGCAATATGATGACGGTTATGTGGAGGCAGCTTGGTATATCGAGGAGTTCCGACCATTGGTATCCCTTGAGGACGATATCTCAATGTTTACCGCCCTTACGAATATGTCACCTATTGAAAGACTGGATAGATTGAAGGAGATGATGGACCAATGATCGAGTGGCAGGATATCTCAACAGCGCCGAAGGACGGTCGAGTAATCCGATTGTCATGGTTCGATGACGGGAAGCCTCAAGAATGGTTCAATATGCAATGGGGCCATATTCAGCAGAACGGCCTATTCCCTGAAAATACAGGGATGTGGGTTTCTCCTGATGGTTCCATGACGTGGAATGGTGATGCCGAAGACGGTGGCCCAACCCACTGGCAGCCTATTGCATCTTCCGAACCTGAGTAGTAGCTTGTGACTGTCCTTATCTGCATGGCCATCCTGAGAGCGCCCGATTGGTCTCCTCCCAAGATTGCCGCTCCTAAGTTTGTCTCCCTCTCCAATCTTAGTTGGGTGGTCATGACAGATAGGGATGGTCTCTATCTCCGCTTGACGCGGAACTATCACCCGTAGCCAATACTTCACCCTCATTCAGTTATCTGGATGGGGGTGTTTCTTTAGATGGAGATGAGATGATCGTATTTGAGAGTGAGCATATCCCGCCGTCTACGAATGGACTATTCTTGAATGTCACCGGCAGAGGCCGTGTGCGCTCGAAAGCCTATAAGGCTTGGGTATCACTCGCTCAGATCGATTACAGGGCCTCACGGACGCTCTCAGGCGATTTCTCGGTGGTTATAACCCTGGACCGAGGCCGTATCCGCAAGGGCAGCGACATAGATAACCGCATCAAGGCAATTCTAGACATGCTGGTGACGAACCGGGTGGTCGAGGATGACTCCCGGTGCGTCAGTGTTACTATTCGGTATGGGGAAGCTCCGAAGGGGGTTCGGGTAGAGGTTGCCAGTGTGTAGCTCTCCCTCCTTGGAACTCGTCATGGTCTGGTCCATACTCACGATCTGACTGTACTGGCGAGCAGGACTTACGCGATCCAACTTTCCCTCGGTCAGAGGAGTATGGCCTGCCGGATACCGTTACATCAAGGTATCCGTAAACACCCTCAGTCGTCGCGTAGCAAACATCCTGTTTTTTGCTCACAGGGTCATAGGCTAGGAACTCCCCGTCATCCGGCCTAGTCTCAATCGGTTTCCAGCTCATTCCATCTCTCTCTTGATAATCTCAAGTCCCTGAATATTTAGGAGGCCGCGACGACGCAACACGTCCAGCGCCTTCTCTGCATTGAACTTATAGCCTGAGCTGTATTCCTCCCAGTGGATCGCGAACAGCGGCGAATCGGGCAGCGCTTGGATATCATGGCTCATCATCTCTATAGCCATTTCCTCGATCAGTGGCCGCTCTTGCAAATGGCCTGGAGTATTAGTCATTCTTCTGATCCTTTTGGTTAGCTCTAAGGATGATTCCCTTGGCTTCCTCGCTAGGCCATGGGGTTCGGGCATCAGGCCCAATAGCTCTCTCGAAAGTATCGGTAAGTTCGTCCCAATAAGACTCGGCGCAAAGCGTCATTCCGTACTGGTCTAGTGGCGCGCCAGACCGAGCGCGGATGGCGTTAAATTCATGGTACGCGAACCACAGCAGCCCTCTCAGCCTCTTTACATCATGCTCCATCTCATTCTCTCCATTAGGTTGGTTTAGGCTTTTGAGAATAGACCAACTACGTTGCTCATGGGGTTTCACCGGAGGCAGTTCGGAGTGCTGATACGGCTTGCGTTTGCGTCCGACCGGGAAGGTCATTCCAGTACTCAGGAGCCATCCCCAGCGACTTTGAAAGCATATCCTTTGCCAAGTCAGATGCGGTTGTGTGGTATGTCTCGCCGCTTTGCCTACCTAGCCACCACGCCTTGTCAATCGCGCCAACGATGCACCAGCAATGACCGCAGTAGTCCGCACCGGTCACTGCACCGCGCAATGGGCGACCATCTCTGTCGCCAGCTAGACCGCCCTGTATCCATTTTCCTTCCGGCTCAACCAGATCAGCGGCGGCGCGCAAGATGCTCCGGGCAGATAAAATGTCGTCATGCTCTTCCGCCGTATTCCCCAAGTCACCCATAATCCACTCCTCTTGAACGATAGCTATCAATTAAGACGTAGGGTGAGGATAGTACCACAACCTCTTTCCTAAGCAGAGGATCACTCATCACGAGTCGCATATTCCTCTAGAGGCGTCATGCCGAGAGCGGATAGATATGTGTCTAGGATTGCCTCACGCTCGGAACGCTCGTTGGGGTCTTGCTTACGAATTCGGATTATCTCACGCATTATCTTGGTGTCAAAGCCGGTCCCTTTTGCCTCCGCGTAAATCTCCTTGATATCGGAGGCGATGGCTTCCTTCTCGCTTTCCATACGTTCCAGTCTTTCAATGAACGCCTTTAGTTGATTGTTCTCAGTCATCAGAAATCTCCTTCGGTGGTTTTCTATCTTCCCCAAGGGCAACATACCCCTGCGGCGGCTTACCCCCAATGGGGTAACTAACATATTCGGTTGATCGCATGCGCGCCATTCGGTCCATATCCCGCTCTTGCTCTCGGCACCATGCGCCCAGCTGGAACGGCGTAGGACGGAACTTGCCGTCGAAGTCGGACTTCGTTCCCTTGATAACCTGGAGCAGCACCGAACGGATCGCTTCCGGCTTACTGTCCATCATGGCGATCATGTATGCCGCAACGGTTCCCCTAGCCTCCCCAGCCTGTGCCGGGAATGAGTCGAATATCATTGAAAGTAGCTGGTCGTTCGTTATTTTCGAGATATCCATTCGGGTTCTGCCTTTCTGAACCGTTCATCATTTCCCGCATCACATCGCCCGGTGTTTGAGACTTGGGCTTTGGATAGGATTGCTTCGCTGCTTGTCGATGTACTGAGTTTCTAACCCACGTTCGCCATGTCGCAGGCCAATCCTTCTTGGTCGCTGCGGCTCCAGCCTTGGCCGTCCAGTAATCCTTGAACTGGCTAGACTCAAATATGGCTTGGGATGGGTTAAGCCCATTCTCCTCAGCCCATCTTAAATCTGGTTCAAACCCATCTGGAATTCGTGTCCCATTCGATTTTTTTGGAGATACGTTAGTATCTCTTTTTACTATATCTGTATCTGGTTCTGTATGGCTAGGCCGTGGCTCTGGTAAGTCATTGATTTTACGTGGTCTAGATGCATTTACGCTCTGTTTATCCTGAAATCTCCCAAGAGTTTCGAGCTCTGTAATTGCGCGGAGATTCGTCAGAACCCCTCCTTCACAGACGATCTTGCCCAATGAAAGAAGCTCTAGACGGAGAGAATTCCACTTCTTTACGGAGCATCCGAGGAGTCCTGAAATGTATCGTGAATCATCCGGCAACTTGCCGCTTTGCATGTAGATCAAATCCAGGATCAGGCGATAAGCACCCTTGAGTTCGAAGCGCATCCCTATGGTGCCCTCAACGAAATCTCTTGGATAAGCTTTGTAATATGGAAGACCGTTCATGAGAACGCATCTTGCAATGAGGTGCTGAATTGGGTATGTTCATCAGGCATTGGCGAGTTCCGTTCGCTTATGTTTGGCGGGGTAGAGCACTGTCACACGCTCCCCCGCCACACTTCACAGTACATCATTAACAGGTTTTCGCAACCTATTTGTACTTCCACTTTCCTCGTGTGATAAGGCCGGATACCCGACCCTTGGTCATTCCAAGCTCTGCGCCGATCTGCGTCATGCTGCGGCCCATCTGGCGTAGCTTCATGATTTCATCCAGATCACTGGCACGCTTGGCGGCGATCTGGTTGGCACGGGGTATTCCCTCGCATGGCAAGTCAGTTCCTGGAGGTAGCAGATCATCCCAAGACCAGTCGTTCATTTCAATCCTCCCAGCAATCTGCAAGAACCCGGTTGATGATAACTCGTCCAGAGCAGACCATCCGTCCGATCTCTGCGCGCGAATAACCCTCCTTGAACAGCTTTACGATTCGCTCTGCCTCTGCGTGGCTGAATTTCTGCTGTTGATCGCGAGTGATCTGTAGGGGCTTGCGTTCACCTGAGCTGACGCGCTCGATATGCCTCCGAACCCCGTACTGGATCGATGTATGGTCACGGTGCAGGCGATCACCAATGTTTGGGAACGATAGTCCGGTTTCCATGCGAATACGGAAGTAGGCCTCATGACGGGCTCGGACCAGATATACGCCCCGGCGATCTCCGCATAGGTCTTCCTGAGACACGCCATACTTCTCGCAGACTTCGTTCACGACAACCTTCCACCAGCCACGAGGGCGAAGGACCAGTGGCTCATCATCCAGTGGCATGGGAGCAGGCTCAGGACCGACATGAGCCACCGGCTCAACGGGGTCTGGAATGACGATGCGCTGGCGAGGGGTAATGCCAAACAGGCGCTGGCGGCGCTCTAGGTGTAGCTGGCGCTGTGTGTCGATGTACTCATACATTCATCATCTCCAATGCTGCCTTAGCGCCTTGACGCTGTTTCTTGTAGAACTGGCCGATCAGATAACTGCGTTCTGGCCGGTTCTCCCATGCGTTCCACTCCGTATCGATGGGTGGTCGATAGTTGGGAGTTGCCCCATTCTTCAAAAGGATTCGGCTGACATGTGGGGAGCTAAACCCAAGCTTAGATGCTATATCTTCCGCCAGATAACCGATGGTGTTGAGATATAGGACTTCATGCATGTTTGCTGCTGGTCTACGCCCACACATTAGTTTTCTCCATCATCATTACCAACCGTGTAGGTGGCGACTACATCAGATTTGTATGGGGTTGATGGGTCAGGCCAAGCGTATACGGGCTTGGAAGGGCGACGAGTTCGTTGATAGGCCTTTACCCCAACGACCAGATGCTTAGCCTGTGCCCGAAGGCTTCGGTGGTTCTGTTCTGCCTGATCGGTTAGAACCTGGAACTCCAAATCGTCCAGCATGATTTTGACTTCGTGCATCGATTTTCTCCATTTCGATAGGCTGACATTACGGCGTCGAATTAGTGCCGTCAAGGGGCTTGCAATGATCATTTTCATGTGGCATTGTTTCGGTATCGAGAAGGAGATTTTAGATGATGAATGATATGGAAACTGCAGTGGAGATGCTGGAACGACAGCTTGACGATACTTGGGGTATCGTTGGGAAAACAGAGGGCGCTAATCTATGTCATATGTTTTTGGCGATGATGACAATGGTGGCGTTAATTTCAATTTGGATATTTGGTCCAAATGTTTGGATCGGTGGTGCAACTATTTTTATTTGGGCAACAACGGTTGTGTTCCAGCCTTTGGTCGAAAGCCATTTCTCCAAGAAGTATATGAGGTTGGCAAATGGAGAGTAAGAGCCGAGATGAATATCGAGAGGAAGCCATACTATGGCTGCATCGTCAGCGGGCATATGAAGACAAGTTGAACATGTCATTCTGTGATGATTTGGATGATGGTGAAGTGTGGGCCGATCTGGCAGAGGGCGCGCGATTGAAGGTTGCTCTACTTGCCTCCCTAGCAGGTCTTGAATCTATCGAGGAGCTGGAAGAATGACAGAGAAAACCATTTGGGAAAAACTGGCCGCAGAATTTCCAAAGTCTGCTGTGTCGTGGCGCGCTCAGAGCTTGGCCAAATCTGGAGATAAGGCCATGGCACTGGCCTATCTCGACAGCCGGGATGTACGTCGCAGGCTGAATGAGGTTCTCGGCCCTGGTAATTGGCAGAACCGCTTCTATGACTGCGGGGATGGGAAACTTGCCTGCGAGATTTCCGTTCGCGTAGATGGGGAATGGATCAGCAAGAGTGACGGAGCTGGGGAAACACAGGTTGAGGCCGAGAAGGGTGCGTTTAGCGGGGCGCTGAAGCGCGCTGCGGTGGCATTTGGCATTGGTGAGTATCTTTACGATATGCCGACGCCATGGGTTCCCTGCGAGGCCTATGAGAGCAATGGAAAGAAGCATTGGTCAAAGTGGATTGGTGATCCGTGGGAACATGTTCGTATGCCGAAGAAGCCTGATCAACCCGCTCCAAAGCCACTTACCGTTGCTGAGCGTAAAGCCCTATGGTCAGTAATGATGGATGACCTAAAGGCAGAAGCTCCAAAGGGATGGAGGAAGATGGCTGCATACATTACCGATGCAGAGACGCAGCGCATGATCGAAACTCTTGGGTCATACAAGCAGCAGTTCCTGGATGAGGCGAGGGCAATTGTTGAGATTGCGCGGGACGTAGAGAAGCAGCTAGGCGAACCTGTAGGTGGATTGAAAACCACGGCCTATAATTTCGACCAGCTTGAGAATGGAAGCACAGTCGGGGATATGCTCGACGCAACCCAACAGGAATGATAAGCTACACCAGATATTAGTCATAGGAGAGCGGCATGCCCGCCAACAAAGTACATGGCCACACATCAGGCCCGAAGAGCGCTAATCGCACAACTCCAGAATATCGGTCTTGGAGGGCGATGAAAAACAGGTGCTTGAACCTTCTTCCCGGAAAAGAGAAGTATTATGGAATGCACATTCATCCCTTATGGCTGGATAGCTTTCCCACGTTCTTGCGTGACATGGGAGAGCGTCCTGAAGGTAAAACGCTCGATAGAATAGACAACTCCAAGGGATATTCTCCCGATAATTGCAGGTGGGCAACCCCACTTGAGCAGGCAAGGAACCGAGACGATAATATATTCCCAGGCTCTTCAGTCGAATCTGAAGCTTTGAAAGCTGGTTTCAGCGTGGAAACTATCCGGAATAGAATTCGTAGAGGAGTTCCTGCCCATAAGCTTTTCGACCCAGTAGGCAGTATGTATGGGCATGATGGATCGGCAGCCCAAGGGGAGAAGAATAATTTCGCAAAATTGACGGATGAGAACGTACGTGCAATCCGAAGCTCTACCGACAAATCATCGGATCTGGCTCATAAGTTTGGTGTGACTCGAAACAACATAAACATGATCAAGTCCCGTAAAACATGGAAACACATAAATGATTGAACGACTTGAAGCATTCACTGTACGCCCAGGGAAAGATGGGGGTAAGGATTTTTGGGTACGCATCGGGACCGCTTGGCCTACAAAGCACAATGGATGGTCAGTTAAACTGGATGCGTTGCCGATCAATGGAGAAATCGTTCTCTCCCCTCCTAAGCCCAAGGACAATGACCGTCCAAGCGGCGGGAATACGGGTGGCCGTCGTAAGTCTGATCCAGATGACTCGGACATTCCCTTTGCCCCACAGGTCGACTGATGAATTTTCAGCCAGAGCTGGGGCAAATGATCTTTGGTCAGCCCCATAAGGAACACGCAGTTCCAGAAATTATGGAGGCTGTCCTAATCTTCCTGAGATACAGGTTGGGAACAGTTCTATGGAACGTAAACCAGAAGGAGATGGACGACCCGTTTGGAAACTCCGGGGCTGATTTCTCCAACGAAACATTCAAGGTTCAAGCCTATAGCTGGGATGAAGATATCGACCAGCCATGGAACTTTAAATGGGGAGATGTGGAAGTCAGTTGGTACAAGTACCTTGGCAGAGGTATGAGCGCCAATGTTGAAATATCCCCTAACCTAGCGAGCGAGTGCCTAAAAGACTGCCTTGCAAGCCTTGAGAGAATGGATAGCAAGGGTCATGGATAAGACCCGCCTAGTCCTGTCGAACAAGAACGTGAGGGATCGCGCTAAGTGGTCCCTCGATGCGGCTCCTGATGGCTATGTTGTCACTATAGAGCCACCGAAGCGCAGCCTAGAGCAGAATGCCCGCATGTGGTCTATGCTGGGAGAGATTGCCGAACAGGTCGAGTGGTATGGGCAGAAACTATCTGCCCAGGACTACAAGGACATGTTCACCGCCAGTCTGAGAAAGGCGCGTGTGGTTCCGGGGCTTGATCCTGGATCGTTCGTCGTCATGGGACTGCATACGTCGAAGATGAACAAACGAGAGATGAGCGATTTGATGTTGCTAATTGAGGTATTCGGAGCTGAGAGGGGAGTGAATTTCAGTGACCCAACCTATTCGCAGTACGAAGCTCAGGAAACACGCCAAGGGTAAACCATGCACTCTGCGCTTTGAGGGATGTGATGGAGGCGGTGAAACAACTGTACTGGCGCATATCCGGGATCGGCATAAGGGGGCAGGCGTCAAGGCAAGCGATCTATCGGCCTGCTACGCCTGTTACTCCTGCCATGACCTGCTAGACCACCATCCACACAAGATTGATCCGGCTGAGTTCTACTTTCACCAGCTCAGGGCGCTCCAGGAGACCCTGGAAATATTGTATGAGGATGGCTTGCTTGTGGTCCCAATCGATCCAGTAGAGCCGATGATGGATAGGCCAGTGAAGGAACGGAAACCCAAGGAACAACGGGGTAAAATCCCAAGCCGCCCAAACGCATGGGGTAAGGGGAGAGGATTGCCTAAGAGGGGTTAGATATGTCCGCGTGCAATGGGTTGAGAGTGAATTAATTCAACAAAGGTCTTGCATTCTTTCAACGCGTCGAATATATTGATTATACCAAACGGAGAGAGCAGATGAACAACCCAGTTCGTTACATCACTAAAGCCGACAAGCCCCTGCTGGCAATCGTCCTGCTCAATGCAGGCGTCAAGGCCCGCCTCGCAGTTCAGCGTAACTGCATCCGCGCCGTTATCTCTGGCGAATTCGACCGCACAGGCGTTGTCAATGCTCTTAACGAGTATGGCTTCCGTGATGCAGCCGGTCAGGCCTTTACCCGCATCTCGTTTCAAGGTGAGCAGTTGTTTGTGCGAGGTGTGGCATGACACTGAACGAACGCCTAGAAAGAGAGGGAATTATGATAGGTGGAAAAAACGAAGAAAGAGGTAGCCAAGAATGGGTTCTAAACGGAACAGCTCTTGGCTGGTTTGATGCTCATGAAGGTTGGGCAATTTTGAAGCGACGAGATATGGGCGAAAACTGGCATATATCCATTCATAATGGGATTGGCGAATTTTATGGCAGAGGAAAAAATGAGAAATAAAGTAGATACAGAAATGCTTAATCACCTTGAGCGAATGGCCGATTGGGTTCTGGCGTCCTTGAACTGTAGGCAATGGGTATGGGATCAGGACCAGCACGACGCTGCGTTTAAGGAGCTCACCGAAGCCAAGGCCTATATCCATCACTCAAAAGCTAAGCTTTCTAAGCCCAAAAGCCGTCAGTTTCTAATTGCGGATGAGAACCGATGAAGCGCCCCGTAGGCCGCCCTAAGACCATAACCGACATGAGGGCGTATAAGGCGATGAAGGCTAGGGAATATAGAGCGAGAAAATCGCCAAATCCCCCACCCGCAGAAGACAAAAAGGAGAGAGATAATGCCTAACCAATATACATCCAAGAAGGCTATCGAGGCTAAGGAAGCTACAACACAATCCCTAGCCAAGGTCGTATCAGTACAGCAGGGCGTAACGAGCCATTCATCGGCTGATCGTTCGTTCTATGCAGGCCGAGATACAGAGGCATATCATCGTATCTTGGAGATTGATGGTATTCTCGATGCACTGACACGTGAGAAGCAGGACTTGGAAACGTGCCGTAAGGTTTACGCCTTCGCATCCGAGACATTTGAGGGGAGTAACGCATCATGACCAATCAAACGACAAACGACCAGCTTGCGGAACTGATCCTATCGCAGACATACGAAGAGCGGGTAGATATCGGAGAATATCTTGCCTCTTGCGCCAAGGATTGGTTGTTGGGTGGAGGAAAGATAGGCGATCTCGACTACAGCTATTTCTCGTCTCTGCTCGCTGGATGGGCAGAGACGCAGCAGGGAGAACAGTCATGACATCCACCATCAAGGAACACCTGATTGCAGCACACACGCCGGGTCCGTGGCAGGGCTGCCTACACTTGCGCGATCAAGCCGACGCAACTTGTGGCTGCGGCTATCGTGGTGGCATTTGGTCCACGACTTCAGACACGATGATCTGCGAGATGGGGGCTGGCACTGGCCCCGGCGCTGACATGATCCCTGTGGGCGACCGCGCCACACAGATTGCTGACCACTGGCTGATCACCTCCGCTCCTGATCTGCTTGACGCGCTGAGGTCTATTCCTAATCGAGATGATCAAGCAAATGCTGAAGGCTTCTCCGAAGCAATGGACGACTGGTGGAAAGAAACCGCCATGCCCGCCATCGCCAAAGCAGAAGGTCGCCACTCATGACCATGCAGGTTGATAAAGCACGGCTGGATGAAATGCTTCTACAGCACGTTGAGACAATGCAGCGCATGGCTACGGCTTACCTTGTCCCGGAAGCGTACACAGACTTATCAGGAAATCGGGTCATCGAGCCTGATAGAAACCATGCTGACCACATCAAACAAGAGCTGCGAAATGAGAGGGCTAAGGCGTTCGCCAGCGACATGATCTATATGCTGGACGGGCCGGAACAGCGAGCGGCTTTCGACGCCTTCCGCTCCCTTCGCTCCACTGAGGGAAAGGAGGGGGAGCCGGTGGCTTGGATGGTTGAGTTTGTCGAAGACGGCACGGAAGTTATCCACTTCGTTCTCAAGGAACCGGAGGGGCACTATAGCGAATGCTCTACCCCACTCTACGCCACACCAGAAGCCGCAGAGGCCAAGCTGCGCCATCCCTTCCGCAACGTCGATGAGAGCGACTGGCACCACCTGTTCGCTGTTTTGCCAGACACCGCGCGCGGCAAGTTCTGGAAGGCCGTTTTCACCGAAGCCCGCGCCGCACTTACGAGGTCGCCAGAATGACCGAGACAGTGGAACTCAAGCCGTTGTTGCGCCGGGTGCTGGACTATATCGAAGATATGCCACGGTTGCGCCCCGAGGACGCCCACCACAACGATCGGGAACGGCAGCGTGAACTTGAAGATCAGCGCGATCCACTGATCGAAGACATAACCGCCGCCCTCACCCGCTCCGATCCTGCTGTCAGGGATAGGGTGAAGCCGCTGGAGTGGGAGGAGACTTTCCAAGACAGGGGAGATGGCTCGTCCGAATTGTCCGGCTGGGAAGCCGAGACGCCGGGGTTTTCGGTTTTTTACACTATCGAGATTGAAGTGTCTGGCTTTTTGCTTCGACGCCAAGACTTGGATGTCACCGAACTAGGTGCGTTCACCGACCCCGACGAAGCCAAGGCCGCCGCCCAAGCCGACTACGAGCAGCGCATCCTGTCGGCGCTCGAACCCCGAACGTCCCCGCCCGAACCAGCGTCGGGGTTAGAGGATGACTAACCTATTTGAATGCAACACATGTCATGAGATGAAGCCAATCATACAGTTCAGGCCAGATAACGATTATCCACGCGGATACCGATATCGCTGCATAGTATGTGAAAAGAAGCGAGTAGCTGAATATGAAAGTCGGCCAGAGGTATTAGAGCGCAGAGCTATTTCTAGACAAAACCGGCGCGCGAATGATCCTGAACGGTTTAAACGTCCAGATAAAAAAGTTAACAAGAGGCCCGTCGATCCCATAAAAGATGCAGCTCGCAGGAAAGCTAGAGAAGCGATCCGATTCGGCAGGCTTCATCGTCCAGACAACTGTACTGATTGCGGCAAAGCAGCTTTGCTAGACGCGCACCATGATGATTACAGCAAGCCGTTGGAGGTGATTTTCCTATGCAGGCAGTGCCACATGAAACGACACAGGGTTTACGGGAACCCCCCCCTCCGGCCAAGGAGCCACAATGAAAAAGCTCACGAAGGCGCAGGCGGAACTGTTGGCCGAACTGCCGACACACGTCGTCCCAGAGTATCGACCAGCACAGGCCTTGATCGCGAAGGGATTGGCGGCTTGGGCCGATGACAAGACCACGATAATGATGCTAACCCCAGCCGGTCGCGCCGCCCTCACCTCCAACCAGGAGGGCAACGATGAAGCCTGAGGACATTACCCAAGAGGTTTGGCGAGCGGCAGAACATGCCTTCTACGACAGCGCGCCAAATGCGGTAGGTGCTGTTGAGGCCATCGCCCGTGCCATCATGGCCGCAGAGAAGCGCGGAGCGGAACGAGAGCGCGAGGCGTGTGCCAGGATGGCTGATGAAGAAGAGCGCAAGCGACTTTCCAACATGCGTTCAGCGCAGGAGGGAAGCGCTGAGTGGGGAAACCCCCAAGAAGCCGCTTTAGCGCAAGGCCACAAAGCCGTAACCGCAATGTCCATCGCCGCCGCCATCCGCAATCGAGGCAAGCCATGAACCCAGCAATCCCGCTGATCGAGTGGATCATCCGCGCGCGTGACAAGAAGCGCTACGGCAAATGGATCACTCACAATACAGCCAAAGGCTCCGTCAATGACCTACTCTCGTCACTGGATGCTGCCGGGTATGTTGTGGTGCCGAAAGCCGCTATCGACTGGCTGAACGGCGAAGCGCCCGATGCATATGGCAAGTGGTTCGGAGACGATGTTCCACCGAACAAGCCATACTGGTGGCGCGGCAGGTTCCGAGCCATGATTTCAGCAGCACAGGATAAACCATGAACCGCCCCTCTCATGCCGTCATGGCCTTAGCTATAGCTGTTGGTATGCTTCTACTAGCTGTGTCAGGAGTAGCTTATATAGTTCTAGATATCCTGGGCATGGCGACCTAGAGACGCGGGAGACCAGCGAACAGCAATGGCAGGACTTTGGTGATTAGGAGCATGACAAACGCTCCCATGAAACCAGAGACTGCCATTGCCACTTTCATCCCGCCGTCTATACGGTCGAATCTGGACAGAAGGCCATCAACTTTGGTGTCGATCTCTTTGACCGAGGCGCGAGTCTCGGCAACGCTCTGAGCGAGATACTTCACATCAGAAGCGAGAGCGGCAAATTCGCGATCAGAAACGGCCAACTGCAAACTCATAATCTTTCAACGGCTGACAAGCCGTTTGGTTGTGAAAAAAGCTAAGGCTGTTTCCAGCCACAAATCTTAACCCCGGATTCATTGAGTACCACCAGCTGCTCCTTCTCATCTCTCGTCCAGCGCTCACTGGAGCCCGGAGAGGTGATAAATGGACCTGTGGTGCACAGAGAGCCTGTACGGGTACTGGAGCAAGCTCCCAAGAGGCTAATGAGCATAATGACCGAGATAGTACGGACCATCATTGACCCTCCCAGCGCCGAAAGCGCTTATCCAGGGTTTCATCGGAATCTGATTTCACATCGTTCCGTACCGTAGTAACGGTTTCAGCTGCCCTCTGGCCTGCCTTCCGCTGCTTTTCTTTTTCGGCATCAGAACCAGACTTGCGGGCGAAGAATGCGATGAATGCAACGGCTACAGCGCCGATACCGCCAAGGATAAGATTCAGGTTGCCAAAAATCAGGTCAAACATCTGACTGCTCCGGCATGATCACATCGGTTGCCACTACCTCTTGGGTGACTAGAACGTTCGGAGCATCCTTGATGATGAACCCGGCGACGTAAGCCACAACGGGCATAACGGCGATCCACACATCATCCCCCAGCTGAACATCGGGCCACAGCTGTCCAGCTACGACCTTAGCCACCGCAACGAATGCAGTAGCTAGAACGGCTGAGGAGAGCTTGTTTGTTGGGTTCTGTGTCGGCTGATTAATCGTTGCCATTAGAACAACCCCATCTGTTTAGCGACACCAGTAGCGACGGAGACGACCAGTGCGGCGAGTACGGCCCATAGCTTCTTGGGGCTTTCCTGCTTTGGCGTAGTTACCGTATTTGTTCCGGTGGGAACGTTGACCGTTACAGTCTCTGGCTTTCCGATGATCCCCTCATTGCTTCCACCATCCAAGGTATCCTGCTTGGATGCCATAGAGATAGCTTTAGAGCGGACACCAGCCACGCGAGCCGTCCAGCCCTTACCGAAGGTTGAGAATGTGCTGAGAGCCTTCAGGAAGGCCATGCGACGGTCGCAGAGTTCATTGATGACCCGGACTGGATCGGCAGCACGGGCAGCGTTCAACGTGGCTGGGCCGATCTTTCCATCCGAAGCAACACCTAGAACAGTCTGGAGATACTTGATTGCCCGCGTTGGCCCTGAGTTAACACCGAAGTCAAAGACGGCATAATCAATCCCGCTTGGGAGATCATCGCCCTTCACCGCGTTCCAGTATGCCTTACGATAGATATGGGCTACCTGATCGTCCGTGATGCGCTTGAGCTGCTCAACAGTGGAATCCTTTCCCATCCATTTACGGAAGGTGGCGATGGTGATGCCCTTGTTGGTAGCACCTCCGGGGTCCTTCGGGTGGTCTACAAAACCACCCTCATGCTTCAGAACCTCCTTGAGAGATTGACCAAAGTTTTCCTGCATTATTTATCCTCACCAAGAATTTCAGATGCCCGGTCTTCCCCCAATGCGCCAGAAATAGCCATGGTTAGGTCATCAAAAAGAGGATCATCTGACACCAGATATTCAGATGCATCCCAGAGCATCTGCATCTTAACTGGAGAGGACTTAAGAAGTGCGGTTAGGGACACTGCCTCACTCTCTGAAAGTCTACGAATAAGGGTAGATTTGTAGAGACGGTAGGTCGTTGGCTTGTTCGGCTCGACCCGATGGGGCTCACTGAAAATGCCTTCTAAGTATGCCCATCCTATTTGAGCATCGTCATTACGTACCCAATATTTACGGTCTGGCCAATCATTTGGAATTTCCGCATCAAAAACCGCACGGTCAACGACTACGCCATCTTCAACTCTGCAATAAATCATAATGAGCAAAACTCCGTAATAATGACAAGCCCTCCTGCGCCGGAGCCGCCAGCATTGCTGCTGGCGCTATCCGATACGGACGCTCCTCCACCTCCGCCCCCATAAAAGGTGGCCGAGCCCCCCACAGCGGCGGTGCCACCTGAAAATGAACCTTTACCGTTTCCGCCGAACGCTGAAGGACCGCCTGCGCCCCCCAATGCCAGGACTGAGTTGATGAAAGCCGAATTCCCTTGCTGACCTACAGACCCTACAGAACCGATTCCAGTCCCGCCCGATCCGCCAGAACCTCCTTCACCAAACCCAGTCACGTTGTTGTTTACAATTCCGCCCGACCCTCCGATAGCTATAACACCGGCCCCAGATACCGAAGTGCTTCCGCCTGCCCCGCCAGTGGCTGCGCTTACTCCAGTCCCGCCCGCCCCGACTGTCACCGCCTTGGACGCCCCAATCACGGAAGCAGGGATAATGACTTTACTATACGAACCTGATCCGCCACCCCCGCCCCCGCGAGATGAACCAACGGCACCAACAACTCCGCCACCAGCTCCGCCTCCACCAATGCATTCAATAATGCAATAAATCATGTTTGGGTTGGGCGTATACGTTCCAGACGCGGCGAATGTCTGGGCGCGAACAACTGTAAAGGCACCCCCAAGCCCCAGATTCGTTCTTGCATCGGCAGCGTTCGTTGCGTTCGTACCACCGTAAGCAATAGGCTGTGGAGTGTTGAATGTCTGCTGAACATCGAGCCAGCCTTGATTATTTACAGCGCTAGGAATGGTGGTATTGGGCTGCTGGGTAGCCTGCGCTCCAGGCAGCGTGAATGTACCGTTTACACCTGAACGAGGCATTGTGTTAGTTCTCCGAACAATCTTTGGTCATTGTTACCATATTCTATCGCCACTGCATACCGTCTGGCGTTTCGACTAGTGATCTTCCACCGCTGGATGAGCCGCGCAATTCACTGCCGGTTCGATCATTGGTAAAGCTGCCGTTAGAGTTAGCAGTGTAAACATTTCCGCCCATCGTATATTGCTGGCCGGGCATGTATGCGCGCCCAGTGGACGTTCCCATGATTGGGGTAGGCGAGATGCGATTAGCGCCACTAACAGTGATCTGCAGCGGAGATTGACTCATTAGCGGGCGCATGACTGGCTGAGGCCGGGGAGCAATAGCTGCCTGCCTAAGAAGGGGTGCGGGACGGACTGCGGGGATTGGCGCAATACGGGACGCTGCCATGAGGGGATTAACCCCAGCACCTGGAGCCGTCATCAACCGTCCTGCCGGGTTCACTGTATCCAGAACCGTCGATACCGCGAAGTTACCCGGAACAGGAGCCGGTGCAGTTGCTCTAGCCCCAGCCATTGGTGTGGATGGCAGACGTTCGGCCAGTGGGTTGACTGGGATTGGATTCAGGGCCAGATCGGCATTCGTCAGGGGCTTGGGAACGGGTGTAACCGTTGCTCGCTCCATGCCTGCAAAGCTCTGTGGTGGAGATGGGCGAGTTGGCACAGCCACGCTCTGCACAGTCCGAGTTGCCGGAGCCTGACCAATTGGCGATGAGGTAATCTCTGGAAGCCGAACCTGAGCAGCTGCAGGAGCTACCGTAGCACGCTCCTGACCTGCAAACGATTGTGGCAGAACAGCCTGTGTCTGGCTGAGATTTCGTGCATTGACCCGATCATCAACCGAGGCTGGGACTGGAGCCACGCGGGATGGCATGCGTTCCTGCCCAGCGAATGTCTGGTTCCCACCCATGGACAATGCAGCAATACGCGCAGCATCCGAGGTAGTAGGCTGGGGGGTGGCGAACTGCATGTTACGGGCGTTGATACGATCATCCACGCTGGCGGGCGTCACGCGGTTGCGCTGGGCTGTGGCTACACGATCCAAAGCAGATTGGAGCGCTGCGTTTCCACCCGTTGGGGAGGTCATTGCGCGGCTTGCGGCCATCAGCGGGTTCACCGAGGCCGGGTTAGGTGCAGTACGCCGGGTGTCGAGCTGTGAAGCTACCTGTGGAATATCACCGGGAGGTACTGGATGAGTGGGATAAAACACATGGTTACCAACTCTAAGCTGACCATTTGTGTTTGCTTCATCAGCCCAGTATGGGTTTATGCTTTTGGAGTGGTACATCACAGCACCACCGGTCATATCTGGAATTTGGCCAGTTGCCACAGCGTCAACAATCTGTGCCGCGCGCTCGTACTGAGACGTTCCAGGTTTGAACTGGCTTGGGTTATTCCCACCTTCGCCTTTATTCCAAGCCGAATACTGATTTGGTTGTAGGGCGACTTTCGCTGGATCGGACGGGTATTTACCAGAGTTGGCGCGGTTCAGAATATTGTGCGCCACGGCAGCCATACCAACATCGCCCTCCCCACGGGCTTCCCCTAGGATGGTCTTAACTAAAATATCTCGTTGGTATGGAGTTAGGCTTGCCATACTTGAATCCTGGTGTTACACGAGTTAATCAACTCATCTGGAAAGCACCTATGAAAGAACTTATTAGCCTCCATGAGATTAATGAGAGACTGAGTTACGATCCAGACACAGGTGTTTTTTTGTACATCAAATCTGGAATTGGGTACAGTAAGTTCCCTATTGGAACTAAGGCCGGGTGCACAGACGCGCGTGGATACATGCTCATCCGAATGAAAAATCGAATGTACTACATGCATCGTCTGGCTTGGTTTATTGTCACTGGAGATTGGCCCAAGAACGAGATTGATCATATCAATGGCGTTCGGTCTGATAATAGATTCGAAAATCTTAGAGAGGCAACTAGGTATGGTCAGTCCCAGAACCAAGGACTGGGCCGAAGAAACAAGAGCGGATACATGGGGGTCAGCTGGTCGAAATTCGGAAAATGGGTTGCCCAAATCAGCATCGACGGGAAGAGGTACAACCTTGGGTATTACGATGACCCGGAGGTAGCCAGCGAGGCTTACAAGAAAGCTAAACGTATGGGTCACCTTTTCCATCCTATCGCGAACACACGTAAAGCAATTTCATACTCAAACTAAAGGAAGAAATCACATGAGTGACACCCCGTACGACGACGCCAAGAAACGCTGGATGATGATTGCGCTCTACGCCATCGTGTTCGCTGCGGTTAGCATGGCCTTCCGGTTTAACCTGATCCCATTTGGACATATTTGGCATGCGATCGTTCCTTAGAAGTTCGGAAGCACCCTGCCGCCAACGTTCCCACCAGCATTGATCAAAGCACGAGCAACTGGAGTAAATTCTTGAGATGGCAAAGCCCCACCCATACGAGCCAACGCAGATGCAACATTCGCATTCCGCACTGTTCCCCGCTCTGCTACGTTTCTTGCAATTTCGGCTGGTAGAGCAACCGCTCCGCCAGCGAGTGCAGCGCCAACTGGACCACCACCAGCGAACCCAGCTCCGCCAGCAAGAATGGACGGAATTGCGGACACAGGTCCGCGTGCCGAAAACTTACCAGCCCATCGAGCAAAATTCTCCACAGGGCCACCTTCAGCCACGCGGGCGATTTGCTCAGCTAGCTCTGGATTTATGCCTCTTACGCGGCCTTTGATGATGTTGGCGTTCAGCTGACGGAATTGAGTACGGAGTGCATTATCCATGCCGGACTGGCTGTATTGACTGGATCGGTTACCCGCTAGGTCAATCGCTTCCTCGATTAGCTCACCAACCTTAGAGCGAGCATAAAGGGATGAAGCTTCCGCAAGCTCTGGAGCAACGCCCTGCGCGAAGTCGTCGAACTCCCCAAGCATCATGCTGGCAATGCGGCGCTCACCTGGATCAAGGCTCTTAGCGGCATCCTGAAGATTTCGACGGATGGCCTGCATCTGACCAACGTCAAGAGGGTTCCCTTTGTATTCATCGAATACGTTTAGGACGCCAGCGATCTTGGGATACGTCTGGTTTACCTTGCCACTTGGCATTACCACGTTCTCGGCGCGAGCAATGCTTTCAATGGTATTGGCAATATCGGTAGTCATCTGCGGTGACGCGGTAACGCCGGAATCTCGCGCAGCCTGATAAAGCCTTCCGGCCTGATCTGCTAGTTCCTGAGTTTCCGGCACAGCAGCCATCTGCGCTCGCTGCATAATTCCACCAGCAACGCCACCGGTTACAGCGCCAAGTGCCCCGCCAATAGCGGCTCCCTGTCCAGCCGAAGATAGGCGAGACCCAAGGGTATCCTCTGGAGCATCATTGAACCCGGAAATGCCACCCATCGTTGCGCCGTCAAGCGCACCACGGCCAGCCATCCCCATAACGGTTGGCTTTGCCACGTTAACGTAATTGTTAGCACCACCCGTAAGCAGGCCAGTGGCCATCGATCCGGCAATATCACCACCGAACGCCGCAACAGGAGTGCTTGCGTAAGCCTGATCTGTTAGCGCAGCCTGACCCTGACGCGAGTCATCATAAGAGCGACCAAGGAACGGCAGGATATCCCCAGCGCCTTGGATGCTGTCAGTCCCCGACATAAGGCCCTCGATAGCCTTAACGGGCGTGCCCAGAGCGGAAGCCACCTCATCATAGGCACCCATAGTCATGCCCTGAAGCGCACCAACACCTGTGTTATATGCAGACTCGCCTAGGCGCTGGAGCGGGTTATAGGCTTCTTGAGCAGGAATCTCAGCCACAGGAGCAATGGTCTCTGCTGGCGGGGCAGCAGGAACCGAATTCTGTGCAGACCATTCCTCCGCACCACGCAGAGCAGTAGCCTCATCTGGCGCTTCAATCCGTAGCTTGCGACCGTCAGGCGTCCCGATGGTATAAATGGGCATTATTCGACCCCAAGAATTGTATAACCACCACTTGCAGGGCCAGGAGCAGCTGGGATTGGCGAGCCACCGGGCATGTTGCTGCGCATCCCCGCAACGTCACGCTCTTTCTGGGAGATGAACGCATTGAGGATGGCCTTCTTTTCTGCTGGTGACTTGTTTGGATCGCCAAGAGTTGCGCGCAAGCTTTCGCCTTCCTTCTGGGTGAAGGCAGCGCCAAAGGTATCACGCAGAAGCGGCAGCACCTGATTGTCCACAATTGCGATGTAGCTCGAACGATCAATAGCTCCCTGTCCCACAGGCAGGCCAAGTTCACGCTTCACCGAATCCATGATCTGTCCAGACTGCGTATAGGTCGCGGTGTCTGCCAGATTGGTTAGAGTGTCGATAACGGTGCGCAGTCCTGGGAGCTTGCTGGAGACGCTTTCCGACAGAGCATCAAGCTCTGCCTGGGTCTTGCCCTCAACGCCGCCATAACCCGTCTGGTAAGCCGCTTCACGGTTCTGCTTCGGAGTACGGAACATCTCGTTACCGTAGATATCCTGAGTGATGATCTCAGTCCCGGTATCGATCTGCTTAGTGGTCGGAGCAGGCGAGAAACCATCGGCTCCCTGGAGTGGTTGCCAGTTACCCTGATTGGATGCCTGACCAAGCACAACATTACCTTCAGCGTCCTGCATGGGAACGATGTTACCAAAGAAACTTTCTGCGCCACGGCCACCGCTGGCGGCATCAGCCTGAAGCTTAGCCAACTGAGCCTGATACATCGGGTCTTGCTGCTTTAAGCTGTTGTTAAGAAGTGCCGACGCAATCGAAGTCTGCGCCTCCGTCCCCCAAGCAGCATCTGGGCTGGTAAGAGCAGCAATGATCGAATTCGGGTCTTGATTGATTGCGAGTTCAGCGAACAATCCGCCTGCACGTTCGCGGCCTGCAGCCTCCGCTTCATCCACGCGGCCTTCCTGCAGCATACCTGCGATGCCATTAGTGACGTTCGCAAGTCCGCTCTGCCAACTGTCGGCACCCGGACGGTTCATTAGAGCTTTGGCTATGTCACGCTGCCGCGCTGCCTGCTCAGGGGAAGTGATTGCCTGACCGCCTGCGCCCCAAAGGAATGGTTTAATCGCCATTATGCCATCGCCTTATCGTAATCTACCCGATCGAATCCGTCAGGTCCACGAACCACAGCTTCGGGACGGAATGCGCGAACATCATCCGCCATCAGACCTTCCCTAATCGTTTCGTCCGAACCATCAGTGATGTAATGATACTCATACCAAGGCAGGCCATTGGACGTTAGGCCGATCTGCTTGATATCTCGTTTCGCTCTGCGGTCTGAAAGCCTCAGAAGACCCATCCCAGCATCAAAGAGGCCACCCAGCCCCTTTTGTTGGTTATTGTACTGGTTCATCTGGTTCTGATAGCCCTGATTGGCGATTCCAGCCACATCAGTTCCAGCAACACCAGTCTGTCCAGTATTGGCGAACTGCGGCCCCTGAACCTGTCCCTGACCGGATAGCGCTAGGATTTCATTCAACGGAGCCTGACGCAACGCAAGCTGGCTTTGGAGCGCAGTGTTGTAGTTCGCCACATTCGCCTGATTGTAGGAGTTGGAACGGTTGGTCTGGAAATCGGCTAGTTGGTTGGAATACTGGGTCGATCCGGGGCGAATGCCACGGTTTACCAGATCGGTCTCGAACTGCTGGGACTGACGATCCCACGACTTGTCCAGAGCCTGGTTGGTTACATCGTTCAGGAATCCCTGCTGCGCCGACCAGTCCAAGGGCTGATTGAGCAATCCAGACAAGCGCCCAGACTGCTCCTGAGCCAGATTGGCAAGGTTCTGCTGAGTTTTCTGGCCAGTGTTAACAAGCTGCTGAGAACCAGGAGAAAGCGACTGGGTAGCCGAATAGCGCGGCGTACCGTCTGCCCATGTACCGTTCTGCGTATAGTTGAGCGTGTTCCCCAGAGCATCTGTCTGGTTAACCATGTTGAGCTGAGACTGAGCAATCGCTGTGTCGCGGTTACTGGCAGTCTGGCTGTTTGCGATTGCTTGCGGGTTTGGTGGACTAGGTGCTTTACCCATCACTTGCTCCTGTTAAAGGGGCTAGCTGCCCACTGGTCGTCAGTTAACGTGAAGACCCATTCGCCTTCGTTTTTACCACGAAGTCTGGGTATTAGATAGCCAGAGAAGTTAAATCGCTCGGCAATGTTCACCATACGAGTGTTAATCTCAGAAACCCGCATGACCACCATTTGACACCCAAGAACATTGAAGGCGTAGCCAAAGATCGTGCGGATCATGGAGCGGGAAAGCCATGAGGGGTCGATAGAAGCACTGCTCATCTCCACCACCCCTTCCTTAGGGTAGTAGTTATGGAAGACGGTGCCACCGATGATCTGCTCCCCGTCGAACACGCCAAATGCGTTCAGGAGGTTGCCGGAGAAGCCCGTACATCCAAGTTGGCTAGCAACCCAGTTTGTCACGTAGGTATCGCCGCCATAGACTACCCTACACGCCATAGCCGCCCTGCTGTGTGGTGTGGAGGAGCATTACGAGTTCAATGTTCGGGGTATTCACCCCATTGACTGGAACCTGTAGCTGCATGGAGAACACGCGGCCCGTTCGGCCAATCGAGTTCTGACGGGTATAGACCGAATATTGAACCTCGCCAGCATCCCACAACGCTACATCCCATAGGCCAATGTCCCATAGGCTGGATGGCGTCGTGTCAGGGATGACGTTAGGAGAGATTGGGAACTGCTGATCATAGTCCACCGACGCGCTCAACCGGAACGAGAATGGCCGCGTGGTATTGAACACAGCCTGCGCCTGCTTGACCGATTTGGTAGTTCCTGGAATGCCAAGATGATCCCAAGCAAAAGCTGCCTGAGCCTGATAAGGCATCCCATTGTCGGTGCCGCCAACCTCTGCAGCCCGCACCGTTCCATCATTGCAACCGAAATACATCTGGCCGTTGTGGATGGTGAAGCAACGATTGTCCCAGCCGTCATAGATGAACAAAGCGCCGCTCTTGAGGTTCCCCCCAAAGGTCAGCTTTTCCTGAACGTCATTGACCACTGGAACGTTGACATAGAACGCATCCTGATTATCCCACTTGGCAATCTCCCATGGGATCGTGCGGCGGTTCATCGCCGCTTGCTTCCAGTCAGGCTCAATGTTACGCGAGATGGCATCTAGCCCCAATGCGGCGGGGTCTTTCATACGAGCGGCAGAGACAGGAACAAGACCCATCTCCGTAGCGATGATGATATCGCCGCCAGCCCGCATAAAGGCATTCTTTCCAAGAGGCCGGGAAATGTCATAGACGTTGACCAAGCCCCAATCAGTGCCGCCGGGGAAAGAGCCAGAGAACACAGCAACTTCGCCCTCAGTGGACATAGCCACCAGATAGGCTTCCATGGCGTTGGCCCCGCTCTCACTGGACCATGTGGCGCTGAAGAGGATAGAGCCACCCTTGGTGAAGATGCCGCTAAGGCTCAGGACCGAGGCTGCGCCGCCGATAGAATCCACGGGCAGATACCAGAGATTGAGTGATCCGCCCTCAACGAAGTACAGACGGTTTCTGTAGACATTCACCTGAGAGAAAGTGTCTGTAGAAACGCCAGTGATCGCTGGGGATGATACCGCATCGATAGGCGTCCATGTGGTGCCATCGAACAGCTGGGCACGGTCTGTGCCGTTCACTGCGTACAGATAGCTGCCTCCAGTCGTGCTGAAATTGATCGATGAGTAATAGTTTGAGGTCTGCCCCGTCACCACTGGTGTGGGAGGAACATTTGGGTCAACCACCGAAGTGAGTGGGAAGATATTACCATCCGACGCGCCGTAGAACTGGCGAGTAGGGCCCACATAGGACATGAGGCTTTCGACTGGGTCTGTAGTGCTTAGAGTGGCGTGTAGAGCATTACCGCCGCGAACCTTGATACCCGTAAGCGTAGGACGCCAATTGCGCATGGCAATGGCCGTACCGGGCTGCATAGCGCCGATGTTCTGAGATGTGACAAGCCCGCCGATGGGGGCGGGCAGCGGCTTGGGTTCAATCAGTGGACGTTTAGGGGATTGCGTAACCCTCGCCATGCGGCCTACGAGCGTCATGGGAAAGACTGTCCTGTTGGGAAGCGACGGAAGTTACGGCCACTGATGATCGTCTGCCGTGCCCCTGGATCACGGAATCGGAGGCGTTCCAGATGCTCTGCATATTGAGCCAACTCGGCTTGGAAGTCGTATCCCTTGGCCTGCTTCCAGTTCCAGATAATGGCCAGCTTCAGCAGCTCATCGTTCAGAACGAACTCGTCAGTGTCAGCAGTGAATTTGGTCGGGTCAGCGCCATCGACAATGTTCTTGCTGATGTAGCCGTAGTTCAGATTATTGCCTGTGCTCATGACGGGAAGGACGTTGAGATTACCCCCGAAGACGCCCCAACGCGGTTGCCATGTCTCAATATCATAGGAAAGGAGAGCGAGCCACTGGTTGAAGTCCGCAACCTGATGAGTTGGGTAGAACGTGAAGGATGGCCCCCAAAGGTTCGCATCCTTGACCATTCGGCTATAATCGCTGGGGAGGGGAAAGGCCGAGGTTACGCTATCGGCAACGATAGTCGCGGTCTTGATAAGACGCTGCCAGTCGTAATCATCCAGAATCTGGTCTGCGGCACGGTTGGCCACATCACCAAGTTCTAGAGTGGTTCGGTTCGTGTTGGAGTAGAGTGTGTTAGGCTGCTCAAGATCGAGGTAGAGGCAGGCTGACTGCACAATGCTTAGAATGGTCATATCCTGCCTCTAGTGGATTAAGCTGCGGCTTCGGTAGCGTTCTCAAGGTCTCGAAGCATACCAACCAGAGTTGGGCGGCTTGGATTACCGCGCGGGAACGAACCAGTAATAATCTTGATGCGGTTCTTCAGCTCAGCATCATCAATACCCTCGTATGGGTCATTGGTAGCCGGAATCTGATTATGCGTTGGATGCAGCGTACCGTTAGCCTCTGCGGCAGACAGGCGAGCCGTAAGGGCCTCAATCTGCGAACGTAGGTCAGCATCACCGGCACTCGGACGCTTGGTCAGGAACTCCTGAGCCAGTTCCTTGAGGCGATAGCCATGGCCACCGAGGCGGGCAATGTTGCGCTCATCGAACTGCGCCAGACCTTCAATGGAGAAAATCTTGATAGCGCGAAGATCGGCAATGCGGGATGGGTTCAAGAATGGGGCATCCTCTAGTGCGGTGCCGCCTGCGGTCTGCGCAGAGCCATCCTTGAACTGCTTGTACTGTTCCGGCCAGCGGTCAGCATAGGTGATTTCTTGGCCATAATCACCCTTTACCCAAACCTCATTGGCAAGGAATACTGGGGTGAAACGACTATTGCCGCCGATCAGCACACGCACACATTCCATGCCTTCATGCATAAAAAACTGCGGGGATACGGCGTTTTCTTCGTTAGATCGGAATGCGGGGAGATACGGATCGGTCATGGGGGGTTCCTGTCTGAGGGGAAGTAGGCGGGACCATAAGCCCCGCCCATTGCATTAGTTCGGCGTAGCGCCACCAGGGAGGGCCTTCGAACGAGCATAGAAGTATGCGTTGTTCGGAATAGCCGCTACCGGGGTAACGTAGCCACCCGCGCCAGCCGTAGCGACCCAAGTGGTTTCGTTGATGGTGATAGCCGTATTCGCCGTAGCGAAGGCAGCGCCAGCCTTGACGAGCACATAGTAATGGCCGTCAGAGCCAAGCTCAGGGTTGCCCAGAAGTGGGGTGAAGTCGATGCCGCCCGGAGTAATCCAGCCAGCGTAGGAGAGTTCGAACTGGTCAACATCGGGACCAAGATTCGGCGTTGTACGAAAGGCCAAGATAGCCTCCTTATGAAAGAGCCGCTGAGCGGCCATGATTGGGGTGGTATTCTCCAGCCTCCGCAGCTTTCCTTGCCGCGACAGCCTCATCAAACACTTTGAAGAACCCTACACGATCCTTGCCTACACGAACATCCCAAGCCTTCATTGCCTTATTCCAACTGACACCAATCTGGCCGCTTGTGTTCTTGCGGCGAATGGCGAGGTTGCGGCAATTAAGTGACCGATCAACGTTCCTTAAATTAGCCAGACGGTTATCCAGCCGATCTCCGTTAACGTGATCGATCTCTACGGGAACAACGCCCTTCGCATGGAGCCACGCTACACGGTGAGATGAGAAGTTCTCTCCGAAGATTGCCCCATACGAATAACCGTTGCTAGCAACAGTGCAGAGAGCTGGCTTGCCGGAGAAACGCGTGTTCCAGATTTTGCAGGCGCGCTCATCAGGGAAATACCGCAATGCGCGGGGCTTCCATGTGAACTCACCTGTCTCTGGTACGTAATCCAACAATTCTCTAATCACTTCTGCCGTTGGCATTGGCTTGGTCTTGACCATTTCAACTCTCCATGGGTATGGTATAAGTCATTACCACGGAGAGTTGCTAGGATCAAGCTGCAGGGTTGCTATCAATTAGTCTCCAAGAATACTGCGGGTCTCCGAGGACAAACTGGCCAAACCATACGAGGAAATTGGCCACTGCATCTTGATTGATCGGCATAGCGCCGTCACCGTCAAACAGCATATCCATGTTACGGTCTGGATGCTGGTACATGTACAAGTCATCAGCGCGCAGGCCGTAAGTGGTATTGGCTGGCATGCTGGAACGGATACCAGCGGCGGGGATCACTTCAGCAGTGAAGCCAGCACCGGCAAATTCCAGAGCAGGGAAGCCAAGGCGACCGACCCGGCCCGTCGAGGTGACGCGCTGGTGAGCAACAAGCGATGCGCTGAAAGCCTGGAAATGCTCAGTGGAAGCAATCAGGAGGTCAGCAGCCTTATTGCCCTTCGAACGCTGGAGCAGGATGCGTTCATAGATCGGGCGGATGGTCGTGCTATCAACCTGCGTACCCAGATCAGGAAAGTCCGTCTGAGCATCATAGGTCGTGGTGCGCCAGATGGCGTTGGTAGCACGATCGATACCGCCATACACACCAGTGTTAGTCACGATGGGAAGGGCAGCGCCAAGGCCAACGAGTTCACGGCCATTCGAGCCGGTGCCGCTGGAGTTAATGCCGATTTCCATGGTGTCCTGCATGGAGCTAACAGCGCTCTTTTCGTATTCCTCGAACAGATCGATGATCTGAGCGCGGCCACGGTTTACGAGCAGTTCAGTACCAGAGAAGCTGATAGGAACGGCGATGTTGGTGGGAACGAAGAAGGCGTCGTTGAACAGCTCAATGGGGCTGTTGCGCAGCTTGTCATAGCCAGTGAAGTACTGACCAGACTGTTTGTTGATCTGCAGGTGATGGCGAATTTCCGGGCCGTAGAAAGACCGGACGTTCCCCTGCGCCTTGATGATCGCAGTAATAGGGTTGTTGTTGAAGACCAGTTCAGTAATCCCCGGCTTCCGCATGGCCATGGAGGCCGAAAGAAGCTGGCGATAGTGACGGTCAGTAGTGACTGCCATGTTAAATCCTTATCAGATGCCGAGCTGGCGCATTGCAGCGTCTACAGCATCACGGGTGTTGAGAGTTGCCCCCTTTGGCGTAGTCGTGCCACCAGGAGCGCCTTTAATGGATTTTGCGCCAGCCGGGTTGAGCGGCCTGTCTGCGGATGCTGCGGGTTTGAGCCGCCCATTGTTGTCTTTGGCATAACCATCAGGGTTGATCCGAACGGCCATGTCGTAAGCTGCCTCCAAGCGTTCTCGTTCGCTTAGATTTGACGGTATCTTATCACTGTTCCAAAAAAGAGCAATATCGGAACGAAGTTCGTCAAACCGCTCATAGCCTGGAGTGCGTCGAATTTCGGCGAAAAGCCCGTTCTCTACCTGAGAGATAGCGTCCTTCTCTGCCTGCTGTTCAAGCCGCTGCTGTTCACGCTCCTGCATCTGCTGAAGCTGAGCAGTCAATTGCTGTACGGTCTGGCCCAACTGATTGGTCTGTGCCTGCTGTGGATTCTGC